TATTCCCGTCAATTGGGTTAAATAGAAAGTAATCTGTTGTTGTGTGAACTTGGGTACTATACTTCACCATTGGTTCGCTTTTTTTTATTGTCATTTTATTTTATGTTTAGTGCTGAAATAAATCTTGTGATCGTAAAACTTTTTTTGAAATAAATTACCCAATAATCAGGTGGTGTAAATCCCCATGTTGTATCTCCCCATCTGCAATAATCAATCATTTCGGGCATGATTTTTTCTAAGTATTCCTTTTCTTGTCTTGTTGCTAATGCTCTTTCCATTATGGCTCAATTATTATAGGCATACCACCCATGTTTAAATAGGCTTCGCAAATGTCTTCTAAACTCATGTCGTTCAAGTCATACATTACTGGTATCTCACGATGTTCAGGCACTCCGAAGTCGCAAGTATCAATTAGTGCGGTGTCTTTAAATTCTGATACCATTGTCAATACTTGGTCGTAATTTAGAATTGAATTGAAGATAAAATTAGATTGCTTTGGTGTGTATTGTACCTCAATAATGTGCCCCATTGTATCGTGTAATGTGCTTACTGCATATTCAACTTTAACCCCATAAGTTCGGCTAATGTTTATCGCAGCTAATAACTTGTCAAAATCTGACTTGTCAAGTTTTAGTTCAAAGTTATGATTCCACATTTTACGAATAAACCAATCCATTTTGTCGGGTGAATGCTTCAATAAACTTGCATAAATATCTGAATACATTTTGCGTGCTGTTTCAATCTCGAATAGCACAATGATCATGTCTGTTGCAATGTTATATAGTGAACGATAATTTGGTGTGGTAAATGTTTCTTCTGTGTCTAATTGCTCTTGAAAGTTGCGTATTAAACATTCTTTAGTAGTTTGATGTGATGCGTTCATTTTAGTTAAAGTTTAGTATTTGGTAAGAATTAATTTGATTTAATTGAATTGTCAAGTCTTTTAGCAGCCTGTTAGCTTGGTAAACTTTGCAGAATGTGTTATCATCAATCGCAATGTTTCTAAGTCGCTGTACACGCTCGTAACGTGATAGAATAGTGTTTGGTCTTGACTTGTTGGTGATAGGTTTCACTTCCTCACCATACATGATTCGTTTAAGTAGTTTTTCCATGTGTTAGTGTTCGATTAGTTGTTTGATTTTGATTTCTTTGGTTAGCGGTTCAGTCCAGTTTGTATGCTTTTTAAAGTAGCTAAGAAAGCTATCAGTTGTCAACTTAGGTGAGTTATTAACTGCCCACCTTTGGATAGTTCGCTCATTGCAGCCTAAATCTAAACTTAGCTTAATTCGTAAGTTATAATCGGTGGCTAATTGGTCTCGGTTCTGTTTTGTCATTTCTGTTCTTGTCATTATTTGTGCAGTTGGTTGGATGCTGCGCCCCTTTTGATTTATTATAATAATATTAATTTAGACATTGTTATTTTACCATCTCTATCGCCTTTCATCACTGCTCTATCAAAAGCTATTGAATAATCACCATAAAAAAAATGAGTTTTATATTTAGCGTTATTTTCTTCTGCTGCTGCCTCGAATAATAATTTTAACCAATATGCAGTATGTTTATATTTTAAAATGATTCTATCGTAACGATATCTTAAACCATCTTTATTTACTGATTCAGTTCCTATTTCGATGTTGCTGTTTTTAGTAACTTGTGCGATTAAATTTTCAGTTATTGTCATAATTTGTTTCGTTTATCTGAGTACAATGGTCGTACAATTATACGACATTACAAAATAATCATTAAAAATAAATCATAACTTGCTATAAATCAAAGCAATATTTTTTAGAGCAAAAGTAAAAAAAGCCCCAAAATGTTACTTTTAAGGCTATTCAGATGTTCGGTTTTTCCGAACTACTCAGCTCATTTTTTCTATTTTCTTAATGATAACATACCTAATCACTAATAATAACAAGATCAAGTAAGGTAGCCAATAGTATTCTACCCACCATTTGTCTTTAGGTTTCACGATTGGGATTTTTACTTGAACTAATTTTGTTTTATAGATAGTATCAGATTTGCACTCCCCTTGTATAAATATCTTTTCGCCTATTTTCTTGTAACGGATTTCAAGTCTATCTTTAATTATAACAAACGAATCTAAACTTGCATTGAAAAATGTATCAACTTGTATTGCCTTAACTATTATTGTATCGTGGACTATAATTGAATAAGGAATACTATCTGTTGTACAAAATTTTTCTATTGCTCGTTTTTTAGTGTATAAGCACCCCGATAATAAGTAAGTTAAGCAAAGTATTGTTATTAGTTTTTTCATTCAGCAAATGTAATAAAAAAAGCCCCGACATAATCGAGGCTCTTTAACCAAATTAATGAAACGAATCTACAAAAAACTACTATGCAAATATACTAATATTTTAAACCTAAAAAATTTTTCCATCAATAATGGTTTTATTTTCTACCATGTAATCTCCATTTGGTTTTACTTCAATGTACGCAAAGCCATGCGACCAATTATTGTAAGGCATATAGCCTGCGAACAAGTCGCAAAGGCAAGCAGTAGAATATACTTTTACTAACTTGCCTCCTAATGTTCTTTCAACGTGTTCTGATTTTCTGTGATAATGACCCCCGATAACACTTTCGCCTGTTTTTAAATATACTGCTCTTGCAGGGTTAACACCTCCACTTTTTAAAGGTAATTCATGATAGTGTAATACTTTTAACTCGCCACAATAACCCATCTGCTTATCTTCAATTAATTGAATATTTAACTCGTTAAAATGAAGAATTACCGATAGTTTAAATTCTTCCATATCTAATAATTCAACTGCTTTATTTCTCAAAAAAGCCTCCCATCTATTTTCATGGTTTCCCATTTTAAATATTATTAGTGCTTTTGGGAACATTGCTCTAAGTCCTTTTAAAAACTTGCGTGTTAAATCTATCTCATATTTAAAATTTCTTTTGCGAGGGTCTTTGTCGAATTTACTCAATGAATAAATATCCATTGTGTCTCCATTCAACCATATTGTATCAACTTCTTTTTGTTTTCCATATTCTAAGGCAGCAAATAAAGCATCATCGTTTTGATAAGGGAAATGAATGTCAGATAACATCAATACTTTGCTGTTCGATTTTGGCAAATAGTACGGTTCTATTTTATCCGTTTCACCTTTTGGCAAATCTTTCTTTAATAATTCAAATTGTTTTTTAAATTCAACGTATTGTTCCCGAAATTCAACGTGCCTTTCTTGTTTGTTTCTAACACCATGAACACCTTTCAAAGCCCTTATGTGACTTCTCACTTGCTCAATGTCTTTATACAAGATTTTGTTTTCAGCATAAATCTTTTTTGCTAAAGTTAAATTCGCTGTGTTAGGAAATTTTAATAAATACTCTTTTGCGATGTCTGATTTAATAGTTGATTGACCTGCCATTTATAAGTGGAATAATTGTGCCTCTGCTTTTCTGCGATTAACTAAGCCTTGTAATACCTTTCCACCTCCAGTTGTATAATGTGTTTCCCACCATTGTTTAAGGTCTTTAGATTGAGAATTAACTAACTTAAATAATGTTTCTGACTTACCGCAATTCCACACAAATGAAACTAAGGCATCGAATTGATATTGTGTTAAATCTATTTTAATATTTTTATTTACAATAGCTTCAAATTGTGGCAGCAAATCCATCAATAATTCTTCCGCTTGTTGCTGTGTAATTTTATCGCCTAACTTTATTTTACTTCCGTTCTTATAAAATGTATTTCCATAACCTATTGTAACTAATCCCGCTGGACAAGTATAAGCAGTTAATTTGCACCCTTCAAATTTCTTGATTAACCCAAGTCCTTTAAGTCCTATCTTCATTGCTAATTAAATTAGTTAGTTCATCTATACAAGCACCGCCTACCAATATCCAAAATGCTATTTTCTCATTGCCATTAACATAAGCAGAAACCGAGATGGTCGCTAATATTGACTTGATAGCTAATAGCCATCGTTTGACATTCTTAGGTGTAGGCTCAAAATAGTTTCTAAGTGATATTTTCTTCATCTCAATTCCTTAAATGTCTGCTCAAATCCAAATGACTTAACAAGTGCATAAGTTAGTATTACAGCCATCATAGTCGCTATAAAGCTATGTAGTATCTCATCATACGAATAACTCAAACAAACACACGCTAAACTATCAAATAATAACTCTACTAATTTGATTCTATGACCACCATCATTAGGGAATGTGTTCTCTAAATATCCATGTTTGTTTTGAGTAAATCTTGCGTAACTCCACCATTCTGAATATCCATGTTTCTCGAATAATGAATCGAACAAAATAATACACTCGAATAATGCCCTACAATACCCTGCAATTAATGCGAATATTACACCCAAAATCATGTAGTCAAATTCTATCATTTCTTTAATCCCTTTTCAAAGTCATCTATTGATTTGTCCAAAATCATTTTGATAATCCAATTACAAAATCTGTAAATCCAATAAATGATAGTACATATTGAGGCTATTGAAGCAAATAAAAAATTGTGTTTTTCAAGTAAGGCAATAAAGCCCACTAATGAAACTAATATGTCAAGAAATCTAAAGTGCATTTTCTTCTATAATTGGTTTAAAATCTATCTGTGGAAGTGCAATTAGTTTGTCTTTAATCTCGATGAAATCTTCATCATCAATTACTGCAATATTACAAACATACTTACCATTTGAATCTAATATAAACTCTAAAACAGAACCATTCAAATAAGTTCCTTCAAGTTCTTTTTTTTGTTTTAATGTTGCTGATATTACTTTCATAATTATACTCCTAATGCTGTAAATGTGTTTCTAATAAATGATACTAAAGCAGCGTTATCAATTGCACCTGAACCATGCCAAGAACAACCATGATAAAATGTATCATAATTTCCTCTTACCACACTTTCATTGAACTCTGTTAATTCAGTAGTTGGACTATTAGGCAATCCTACTGAAGTTCTTGTTACAGCATTGTAAGAACCATTTATTATACTATAATTTTGAGTAGTCGAATTAAGTCTTTGACCTTCGCAACATACCCATCCACTTGTTACCACACTTGTATTATTAGCACCACTATTGTCATTATTAAAGACTTGTGAAAAACTTGAATCTCTAGTAAGTGTTAGCCTTGTAAATGGTGTAGTTAATCCTTGCTGTGAACCCATTGCTCTTATAGTTGATGAGAACATTGGATTTTTTACAAAATAACCATGACTTAATGAATTTTGTGTTAATTTAACTGCATTCACCGATGGATTGTAATTCAAGTTTAAATAACTCGTACCACTTGACTTAACACCATTAATGTCAAATGTTGGACTACTAACAGGTGTAATCAAACTACCTCTTATAATACAAGTTCTTTGAGCAATACTATTGCTTAATCCTGCATAAATATTTAGCCTATCTAATTGAGTTAAAATAGAACCATTAGCAACCGCAGGTTTAAAGAAATTATCATCAATCGCTGCAAGTTCAGCATCTGTAATACTGCCACCATTAGCTACTATGCTTGCTTTCCATGCTTGCGCTTGCGCACTTAATCCGCTGCTATGAACAAATGGTAAACCTATCGCTATCGTTGGAAAATTAGCCATTAATTATACTCGATTACTGAACCACTTGCCAATGTATAAGCAGTAATTTGAAAGCCAGGATTAGTAGGTAAGTATGTACCTGCTTTAATTGTAACTCCAGTCAAATTTTTTAAAGTCATTTGATTAACTCCATTGATTGCGAATGCTGTGAAAACACAATCAGTCATTACAACTATGCTCTCTACTGCTATTCCTGTTCTTGCAGATGTTCCTGCGTTGGCATAAAAGCCACCCATTCCGCTAATTTTCTCTAATGCTGTACTCATATTCTTATATATAAATTTTTGTTTAAATTGTTTATTAAGTTGGAATTTGACACCTATCGTTTAACTCCATTAAGTCTAATCCTATGTCTAATTTCCATCCATCCACTACATCGGGAAAGCCCTCACGAACTTGCCCAAAGTTTATATCAAATTGCACATTAAAATAATCTTGATAAATTGGATTATTCAACGCTGCGACTAAGTCTCTACCTATGCTTAACGTATCACTCAATACATCTACTTCATTGCTTCCATCTGATCTTTGAATGTCCAAAACGTGCAATGATAAATTCATAGTAAACATTCGTTCACTCATTTGGCTATCGTTTATGTCACACCAAACCAATGGATATTGCTCTTGCTCACTTGCACTAATCTCTGAAATATGCCCAAACACAAAACTATTTATTTGTGCGTGGTTGTTGCAAATCTGCTTTATTATGTTTAATATTTGGTTTAGTGTTGTAAATCTCATTTTGTTGTTTAATAAATGCTTGTAGCTTCTCGATGTTTGTCTTATTTATTCCTTTGTTCATTAGCAGAATGTGCAACCTCTGCCAGTTACACTTGGACTTGTTTCAAGGTCTGTAAAATTTTGTTTTCCCATACAGCATGAGTTATCATCTAACAGCATACCACTTGTGTAATTGGATTGCTTTGCATAGATAGTAGCTAAATCAGAATTTGGTTGATTTAAAAACAATGGATAGGTTGTTTGATTTGCATATAAATACTTAGTTAATCGTTCAGCATACCACTCCGCTTTGTTCTTTGCCCTATCCATCACCATCGTTAGTTCATCAATGCTTGCAGGCTGCATATTATCTGCATTTTGAACACCCACCGCCTTGTTAAAATACTTATAATTAATATTCAATGGTAGTTCATATCTAACATACCAAATCATTGCAGGTGTTATGTAAGTATCAAGTAATAATTTATACGAATTACTCAATGTTCCTGCTATAATTTTAGTTACAAAATCATTATACAATGCTGTTCCTAATATCGGTAAAATATAAAAAGACTGCACATCAATTATTGTCGGTGTTACTACCTTCATATCAACATTATCTTGCAAGATTGATTCTTGTTTTAATGTTGCTTCGCTTAAAAATATTGCCTTTGCCATTATCTTATTTTCTTTACTAATTCTTGAACAAAAATATGCCTGCAAAAAGGCAAGTTTACATCTTGTTTAGGGTCATGATACCATCCACCTCTGCGCCTAAAAGCATCGTAATTAGGTATTCCATAAATAGCACCTAATTCTTGCCCAATTTTGTCTATGTCATCCTTTGAGAAATAACGTGGATTTGCCATCATTGATTCGCAAAAAGGTCTACTTGTTCCACCTTTAACTAATGGTGGCGCATCGGGTCTTAAAACGTACCTATAACGTATGTATAAGTCTTGAAAACTTGGTACTACTTTATTTGCACCCGACCTTGTTAAACTTATCTTGCCTTCACTATCCAAATCAATCAAACCTTCATCACCTAACGCTGTCAAACTTTCAATAATTGATGTCTTATCTGTCTTTAAAATCTTGGTTAAATCTTCAATCAATATATTAGGTGTTTTCTGAATCAAATCTAATACCGCATTATCTTGTTTGCTCAATGCGAATTGCTGTGAACTGAACATAAATTTCTTATGCTTTACACTTACGAAATTCTCAATAGGCTCACCATATTTTAAAAACACACTAAAGTCCAAATCATCATCTGCTATTGAATCATGTGAACACTTAGAGAATTGTGCAGGACTATCAGTTGGTATAATTGCATCCGCTGCTAATGGTGGCTTGTTTACAATTCCCCTAATCTCATCTTGACTTAATGAAGCTAATACCTTATTCGCTACTAATGGACTTAATGAATTTAAAGCATCACTAATAGTTGAATTAACATTGGTTTGAATGTCTAATGGTTTTCTACCTATAATCTCCCTCATCTCATCCTTAGTTAAAATAGTCATTAAAGTCTGCTCACTAAAACTTGGCATGATAGGTTCTAATGCTTTTATTTTTAGCTTGCCTTTAACTGGTGAGAATAGATTATAAATTTCTTCTTGTACTCTTTGTTTTGGATTAACGTAAGTATTTGCGAATAGATTATAAGCATCAACCATTTCGTTGCGCCCACCTAATTGCCCCTCTACTCTCACACCAAATAACATCGGTGATGTAATCTTATGTCCTACAAATATTTCTTGTTGTATCGTATCGTTTAACGCTTCGTATTTCTTATCGAATTCTCCTGCTGCAAGGTCTAATATTGCGGGTACTCTATTCGGGTCATCTACGAAATCAATTACTATGCTACCTGCATTATCTGTTGGTGTGAACTTAGCTTTTAACTTGCGTTCTGTTGACTTCATTTCTTCATCTGAAGGTACACCATTCTTAAATACAATCATTTTAGAACCTTTGAAACTATTTTGAATTTCGGCTCTATGAAAATTAGCTATTTCAGCATCAGTAATAATTGCAGGTATTGCACCAATGTATTCGGGTAATGTGTAAGTATTGATGTTAGGTCTATACGACTTGTAATAATAGATACTTTCTTTTGGTAGCTTGTTTTGAGTTGGGTCAAATGGTGGTAAAGTAGTGTATTCATCTTCTTTGATATTAGTATTTTCGCCACCATCATTATTTAACCACTTGTCACTAATATAAAATTCGCTGTTATCTTCTGTGCTTCTAACATCACAATAATTAACATGATAAATTTCTGATATTGCACCTTTCTTATCGCTAACAACTTTTAAATAACAACCTCCAAATATCTCACAATCTAAGTCTGTTTTATTAAGCAAGTCTTTTAATGTTTCGTATGGATTAGGTGTATCAATAAATGCTTTTAATTTAATAACCTCTTCGCCTTCCATACCTACTTCATCAAACATCCAACCTTGCCCAGTTATGTATTGTTGTTTGCTTGTTAGAATTGCATTATGCTTAGCACTTCGATTGAATAATGTTAATAGAAAATTTGGATAGTTATTATTCTCTCCATACTTGACATACTTTAATCTTTGCGAGGACTTCGGCTCAACAAATGTAGGCACTTTATCATTCGTAAATTTAAGCACCATTACACTTGAATTGTATTCTTTTTTATCTGTCATTTATTGTGGTGTGTAAACGTAAGTTGTTGAATCAGTCGGGTTATATTCTGTGTTGTTTTGTGCAGTTGGAATATACCAAAGTAAGCCAGTTTCTAATTGATTAGTTCCTTGTGCTTCATCTGCACTTTGCAAATCATTATATGTTTCTTCTGTTAGATTAGTTTCAAATATAACATAAGTATAGAATCCAGTATAAGGCAAATATAAATTATGTTCTAACCCTTTATTTGCATTATTTGTATCTAAAAAAACAAAAAAGGCATTATACCTTTCTTTGAACTCACTACTATCTCCAAACAAAATAGAATATGAGATATCATTTGTTACTTGGTTAGTACATTCCATCAAATAATATTCACTCGTACCAACTTTGTTTTCGGTTAAAGTTACATAAATATTCTGACCTAATTCTTGGTTAATTCTTATCACTACCTATATATATAATTCTCGTGAAATTTTGCTATAAAAAAAAAGCCACCCCATTTAAGAGTGGCTAATTTTATGAAATATGATTACTAATTTTAAGTCAATAACGCTGCAATAATACTTGAACTAACTTCATTCGCTAATGCCTTTTCCATTCCTGTAAAGGTTAACACATATCCGTTAAATTCGTTCAATGCTGCACCTGAATTGGCACTACCTGCGGTTACTTCAACTCCATTCTCTTTGCCAAATAAAAAGTATTGACCTGATTTAGTCTCTACGATTACCGAACATCTATTTTGAATCAAAGTCTGTAATTGAAATTGAGTAACATATGCCAACTTAGTAAAGTTAGTGTTTATGGTTTGCTCAAATGCAACCGTACCCAATCCTGCATCAGCCATAATGTTTTGACTGAAATCGTTTTTAGCTCTTGGTAACAAAGCATACTTGTAAAACTTTGTTCCTGCTGTTTTTGTAATTGCTGTTACAAATCCACTTGCATTCTCTGTTACACCTGTAACATTTGCAAGTTCTGTAATGTAAATATTTTTGATACCTCCAACTGCATCTTTGCAGTCTAAAGCGTATGAACTAACTATTGCACATGGCATATTTTTATTTCTCCTTTTAAGTTTAAAAAAGGGGCTATTAACCCCTTTAAATTATACAATGAATCTTACTATCTCTGTTGGTTGAGAAATTTGAACTCCTAATTTGAACTTCATTCTCATGAATACTGAATCGTAATCTTGAGAATACCACGTCTTCAATTCTTCCTCTTCTCCCTCAAGGTCAGTTCCCAAAAACATATTTGATGTTCTTAATGCGTATGCTTTGTTTGTTCCATTCAATCCTGGTACTGGTACTATCTTTACATTTGTACCATGTAAGTAATATTCACCTAATGCATCAGGACTTGGGGCAAAAGCAAATAAGTTTGCTGCTGTTAAAGCAATTTGATAGAATCTACTCCATTCTGTTGGGATGAAGATTTTAAGGTCTTCTTTGTCTAATATAGATACTGGTATTGCATTGTAAATAGCTTGCAATACACTAATTATGTTAGATGCTGAAACTGCTGTTACAGGTGTGATGAATGCACTTGCATTTGCATTGATAGTTCCACTTGCTGCACCAATGATTTGAATTAAACCATCAAATTTATTAGTGTAATCAACTGCTGTACCATTCAATACTGACTGCCATAATGCAATCTCTACTTTCTCGCCTTGTGAACCCATAATAAAATTCATAAATGCTTCATCAATACCGCCTGGTAATGATTCGTATTGTGAACCTGGTGATAATAATAATTGAGTGTACTTAGCTTCTAAGTCTGCAATACACCATGATTTTTCAATCTTGATTTTACCTACTGTTAGATTTCTTGCAGAAATTGTCGTGTCACCTGACGCATTTATAATTCCACAACTTGAGTTACTTGCCCAAAAGAATTCATCTGCTAATGAAGGTACTTGGATAGATGATTTTACACCAGTTAATTTCTGCATATAAGTTGCAGTTTTTGGTGTGAAGAATGATTTTACGATGAGCATCTGCTCATTCGTTTTGGTGTAGTTTGTTAAACCAGTTACTGAAAATGCCATAATTTTTTTTTATTTATTTGTTTTGTGATTTTTTAAATTCTAAGAATAAGTCAACCGCTGATTTAGCTGGTTTATCTTTTTTGAATAATACGTTTTTTGGTGCAGGTGTGTTAACACTTGGCTCTGTTGCAATCTCTCCAACTAATTCAACTACTTTGCTGAACTTGCTTTCAACATCTGCCTTTGAATCTGCAATAACTTTAGTTAATTCTGCAAATGAATTTTCAAGTTTCTCAACTCGACCAATTACACCGCTGAACTGCTCAATGTGCTTAGTGAATATCTGCTCAAATTCGCTCGACATTTCTTCAGGCTTCTTGCCATCTTCAACTTTCTTTTCGATTTTGGTAACTAAACCGCCAACAGTTGTTACTAATGTGTAATCTTCTAACGTATGTGTTGCATCAGGTGCAGGTGTCATGTTACCTGATTCATCAACTACCATAATAGCTGTTCCTTCGGTTAATTCACCTTCCCATGATATGATTGTACCATCTTCTAACTTGGCTTGTTGTGCTGCCATCTCTTCGTTAAATAACGATTTCAATTTTGCGAATGCTTCTTTCCTTGTCATGTTGTTTTTATATTAAATATTAGTTTGTTTTCTTGTTGCTTTTTTAATCTTCTATTTGCTTAATAATATCAATAGCTTGCTCAATAATAGATAGTGGCTTAGAATCAATCTGTGTAGTCTTAAACACACCTTCTACGCTAAAACCTTTGAACTCTCCTGTCTTAATAAAGTCATTCCATATTTCTTCATTGTCTACCTTGTAACTTCCAAACCAACTGCCATCTGTTAGCTTCAATCCATCTGGTGCATTTATTCCCCTCTTGCTATCTATGATGAATGATTCAATCATATACACACCATCAACCATTTTGTTAGGGTCGTGCATCTCATTAACCGACTTTGTGTTATTGTTTTTAAAAAACTTATTGCGGATGTTGTAGATGTCTTCGGCTGTGAATAGTCCATAATATTCGCCTTGCTCATCTTTGCGATAGATTAATAAATCTGAAACCATCAATGCACCACTTATAATACGCTTTTCTTTGTTTGCTGAAAACTTAAATTTCTTACTATCTATTTGTTCAAGTTTACGTTGCGCCCATTCAACTCCTTCATCACCTCCCCAAGCTAACCACATCAATCTACCACATCCATCGCCTAATTTCTTATCGCTATTTTGTCTGTGTCTTTCAAACGCTGCCATCCTCGCAATAGTGTCTCTACTTATTGCTTCACCTTTTGCTAATTGATTTGCTCTTTGCTTACCTACATCAGTTCCGCAATCACCCCACCCATTCTTTTCTGCATAGTTCAATGCTGCTTGTGCGTTCTTCTTTGCTGCTTCAGGATAATCTGAAAATGATTCAGCAAACTTTTGTTTATCCCACTTTGAATAACATATTGCTGCTGCTTGTTCTTGCTCATATCCATTGCCTATCTCAACTGCTATACATCTGCTTATAAATTCATCTTCACTTTCGTTTGATTCAGGCTCAACTACAAATTGAGAATTAAACGCTTGCCAATTCATCTCTATTGCTGGGTGGTCAACTAATGCAACCGCTGTAACTCCTGCATCATCATCTTCACCAACTACGAATCTATAAATGGGTAATTTCTTATCTATTGCCATACTTATTAAATATTAAATTATTGAATCGTTGCTTTACTTTCAATTCGTGAAACTTTTTTTTGTGTGTTCGTGATGTCGCTTTCGACTACATAAACTTTTTGTGGTTCAACCTTTGGTGGTGTTTGACTTGGTTGCCCTGTGCTAAATCCAGTTGGTCTCATTGCAGGTGCTGCGGGTATACTTGGCACAGAACCACCACCGCCACCTCCACCACTATTTGGAACTGGTGTGTTAATTATACTTTGAACTGCCTTGATACCCGTTGCTGCTGCTGCTGCTGCTGCTATGATTGAGAATGTTCCTGTCGGGTCTATTTTTAAACCTTCCTTATATGCTCTAAACGCTGCTACATAAGTATCAATAGTTGTTGCTGCGATAGCGACTGCCTTTCCCTCCTCTGTACTTTTGCCTAATAAGTTTGCAACTTGACCAAGTGTTTGCCCATAAGCAGCTAATAGGTTTAATTTAGCGTCTTTCTCTGCTTGTGCGATTGCTATTTTTGCATCACTCGCCTCCTTATCTGATATTACACCTGCTTTGTTTAGAGCATCTAATGCTGCATATCTTTCCTCTGCTGTTTTGGTTTCATCATCTGCAATCTTTTTATTTATATCTGCTTGTTTAGTTGCCTCTTCTTTTTTTATGTCTGTTTTTTTCTTCTCTAATTGAAGTTCTAAATCAACTGTACTTTGACCATAATCTTTTGCATTTTGAATTTTTTGTTCAATGTTTTTTATATCAATTTGTTGTTGAGATTTTTTTATTTCTTCTTCACTTGCACCACTTCTAATTAATGCTAATTCTTCCTTTTTATAAAACTCATCTGTTAACTTGTTTGTATCGTTATATTCTTTTTCGGTTCTTGCAATGAGTTCTTCTTGCTGTCTTTTTTTGTCCTCTAATAATTTTTCTTCCCTATCTCTTTTTGTTTTTTCATCCTTTTCTTGTTTATCCTTGTCGGTCTTTGCTTTATCCTTTTCAATCTTTGAATACTTCTCTCTTATATCTTTGATTGACTTGTTGTACTCATCTTCAATTAACTTCTTTTCACTTGCTAATTTACCACTTGCAACTGCTTCTTCAATTTTTCTTTGTCTTTCGATTTTAGCAAGTTCTTCATCTAACTTTTGTCCATCATATTTTAATTTAGCTTCTCGTTCTAATATTGCTGTCCTTTCATTTGCTGCCTTTTTAAATTCTTCATGACCTTTTTGAACTGCCTCCTGAATTTCTTTTGTGCTTAACTTGACTTCCTTGATAGTTCCAGTAATCATAAGTCTTAGGTCTTCCCAATAACTTATAATCATAACTATTGCTATTGCTACACCTCCAGTTATCGCACCTAACATAGCAGCACCCATTGACTTTAAAGCAGGTATTAATTTTATTACTGAATTACCTAAAAGTTCAAACGAATCTACCATTCCTGATAAGCCATTTAATCCAGTCGCTAAAGCTATTGCACCTTGCGTTTTAGCCATAACTTTATTAAGGTCTTCACTTTCGCTACCAAACAAAGCCATTGCACCTTGCATCGCTGCAAATCCATTCGCTGCTACACCTACCACTCCTGCTAATGATTGAAATTTCGCTTCAGGATTAAAAGCATTAACCGTATCTTTTATGTCCCCGATTCTGTCTTTTAATTCCCCTGCTCTTGTGGCAGCATTTATAAAAGCATCGCTACCACTTTCTAAATTTGCAAGTTCATTTGTTACTTGTCGCAACTCTGCTTTTAAACTCTTTACCGAGTTAGTCGAATTACCAAGTTCAACCTCTGTTTTTAATATTATTTTTTCTTCTGCCATGATTTATATGTGATACCAATTAGTGCCATCTGAGTAAAATATAACTCCCGATTTTGTGATTACGTTATGATGAGTGTCATTCGTTGTATATACTTTGATGTTACCGCTGTGATTATTGTAAATTTTGATTTCTATTGACTTGTTATTATCAGTATCGTACGAAGCATTCGCAGGTGGTAAGTAAACATCACTATCAACTTTTATAAATTGAGATTTAGGCTCAATTCTAAATCCAGTTATACCCATTGCGCTTTTAATTTCTATGCTGAAATTCTCCCTTTGATTTATTACATCAATTCGATTTGGTGTTTGACTTATTATTGGTGTGTACCTTTCGCCCTCTATTGTTTGTGAACCTCCATTAATTAATACTTGGTCTGCTAATGGTACGTTAACATTTTTTAATTTTAAGAACTGACAATGTGCAGGCTCGTTACTATTCAAGTCTGTTTCAACTTTGTAAAGTCTATAATATTGGCGGTCTATTTTATACAAGTTCCTGAATGATAAGTTTTGCAATTCAACATTATTAAAGTACATATAGCAGTCTATAATTTTGCTGTCCTTATCGGTTATTTCTTTGATGTATTTCTCCCAATATCTTTTATATAAATTGTTTATCGTGATAGGTGTTTGACCTCCTATTGTATAATAAATTTCTTGTGATGTTGCCCAATTCAAATCATAGTTAGGATTAACTGGATCATCAACGTGACCTGCATAACCATAGTTTGTATAAGTTGTGCTTGTTGGCGGTGTTCCATTTGAATTTATTATCAAAGGTTTGCCAGTGTACTTTAACCCACCATAATATAAGATACGAGGTTTCGCTGTTTTATTCACTCTACCATTAACAGAGTTTTGGTCTTTCCACCATACTATTTGTGGTATAATTCTATCACTTGTTGGCTTGCCTAATGGTGTTGGTGCAAATGGTAATTCTATCTTTTTTGTTTCAACTAAGAAATCATTGTCAATATCTAATCGTTTGAAACCATGATTATAACTATACTTGTCTGTATAGTCTTTGTTCCAATAGTCATCATCCATTGCATAGCTAAATTCAAGTCTTTTGAAGTCCAATGCGCCCATCGGTTTTTGAATGAAGTCTTTGCTTACATCTAAGTTATTAGTTAAATCAACTACATTACTATTATAGTAAACATCACGAGGCTCAATCGCTAACAACCTATCATCAAGTTGATTTGGCTCAATATATAAATTGAACATTTTAATCAAAGCAGTTAAGAAATCTTTAGCTTTTAATTCAGGTAGTGCATTCGTTGGATTGATATATGAAAACTCTGATAGTTCAGGTTTTGGTATGTCATAAAATTGAGTGCCAGTTTTAATGATAATATTTAAGTCGCTTGCAGGTTGTGAAATAGATGTACTTGCATCTTGTAATGCTAATCTTGTAATTTGCCAATTAACTATAATTTCATCTCCATCATAAACTAATCTATTGTCAGTTTGAAATACTGTTGATATATCTAAACTTCTATTATTTGCACCCATTCCAACAAATTGTTGAGTGCCTCCAGGATTTAAAATTCTTCCACTTGTAGTTTGAATAAAAATGTTTATGTAAAAATAAACACTAAAACCACTCGGTAAAGTAACACTACTATTTAATTCTGCATTAAAAAATAATTTTAAAACAAAATTATAAGTTCCACCTTCTCCGCTTGGTACTACCCATGATGAATGATTCGCTGCTACTCCTGCTGGGTCTGTATCTTTTGTGGTGTAGTTAAACATTAACTTAGCTGCATTATTAGTTGCTGCCCCTAAGTTGTTATCTGTTGTTCTATCAACTACGAATGTCTTGTCTATTATTTGGTCGTTTGTTAATCTCGGTACTCCACTTGCAGGAATTATCAATCTCTTAAACTCGGTTGAATTTAAAAAGGTGTTCGATTGAAGTGTGCTTTCATACCTATACCCATGTGTTTTTAATATCTTGTCTAAAATAGTCTTAACATATATCGCAGGATATAGTTGGTCGACATTATAGGTCTGTTGTGCGTTATTGTCAAAACCATAATCTATTAGCGGATAAACATAACCCCTGCCATATTGGAAAGCTGCCGTTACACCATTGATTA